ATATGTGATTCAGCTCATTGCTAATTTCATTATGTAATTTGTCTTCACCTGTTATCCCGCATTGCTCTATCAAGTCTGATATGATATCCTCATATCTACATTCTCCTATAGTACGACCAATACCGTCTAATCGGGATGCTATAGATGGGAAAAGGAATCTTACCACTGTTTCCAATGATGCACTATTCCTTGAGTTGGTATGTATATCATCCCCGTTTATCTTAATATTCCTTGCCACATATCCTTTTTTACCGATTTCGCTAAATATATATATCGAGCCTACCATCCTTAATGACTTCCTGCCTCTTGGCTTCGTTGATATAACTCTGGTCTTTTTGTTTTCGAAATCTTCAAATACTTTTGACAATTCGTTCACGTATGATATATCTATATCTTCCGACACACCGTAATCAGGATTGACGTATGACAAAAACGCAGTGAGTAGATATTGCATCACCTCATATCTACTTTTAAACTTATACTTTTTGACAATATCATCCAAACATGCAGCCGCTTCAGGAGACACCTTAGATTGGATACTTATATGTTTTAATTTCGATTTATCTTTCATAATCAATCTCCTTTCTCTTTAATCCGCTCCAATACATCCTTGTTGGTTCAATAGCTCACTAATGTTATCTATGACTTCCCCGTCTGTCAACGTATCATCCAGGATGATAGATTTAATCTGATTTGAAAGCCATGATGTGCCATTTTCAAAACCAAGAGCAATTATTCCCTTAATATCGGAAACGCCATTCGGAACTCCGTTTGTCCCGAATAAATCAATTACTGATTCTGCATATTCTTTTGCTGCTTCTTCTAATTTCTGTTTCATATCTGCTA